TTCTTCTATTTCTCTTTGTTTAGGAGATTTGTATGGATCAATTTTCTGCACTGTTTCTTCAGTAGGTAAAACTCTTCCATCAACGTATTCAAAATCCATTTCATCAAGCAATCCTTTTTCTGATGCTTTATCAATAAGTTCTTTTTGTGCCAGTGCTCCTTTACCTGCTATATAATGCGGAATTATTGGCTCCATAACAGCGGCAGTTTTAGGAAAATTTCTTGCTATTATACCTGCAATTCCTTCTCTTCCAGGTAATCCTTTCAACCATCTACCTGCTCCTCTAACTTTTGAAGCTATTCTACTCTCTAAAGGTTTTTTATATAATGAAGGTACATTAGGGCTACCTCCTTTTAATGGAGGATTTCTTTTAAACATATCCCAAGACCAAGGTTTATACCAAGAACCTTCTGCATAAGGTTGTCTATCTACAATACCCGACATAATACCTCTCATTCCACCACCTCTATAACCTGGTCTAATAGCAGTTACACCGCCACCTCGATACGAGGGTCTAGGGGTTTTAGATAAACCGCCTTTTCTAAACAGAGGTCTTGTTAAAATTCTAGCCATTAGAAACCTGATATATTCTTAACTGCTGTTCCAATTGCTCCGAATGGATTTTTACCAGTTAAGCCTCCATAAAGTCCTGCAAGTCCAGTACCAATACCAAGTGCTGATTGTAATGGGCTAGCTGAAGGTACTGATTGTTGACCGTATTGTGCCGGATAACCTGAAATTAATGAAGCAACTCCAGCGCCATATGTACCTAATCTTTGATAAGGTTCATACGCTGCAGTTTGTGTTGCTTGTCTCTGTGCATCTAATACTGCTTGAGATTGTGCTTGTTGACCTGCACCTAAAGTGCCCAGTCCTGAAATTTGTTGTGAAGCTAATTGTTGAGCACCGCCTCCAAGTTTAGATTGAAGTCCTGCGATACCTAATTGATTAGCATAATCTTGTTGTCTTGCTTGTTGTGCTTGTGTGAATCCTTGTTGTAGCATTTGTGCTTGTAGAGCTGCTCGATTCCTGTCGCTTGTTGATTGATATTCTGCCTCTGCAATACCGTGACGACCACCACCAAATACTCCAGCGACACTTGGTGCGCCTAATGCTAATCTAGATTTTTGAGCTTGAACATCATACTCATCTAAAGCTGTTTGCATGACATCTGCTTGATAAGGTGACATATAACTTCCTGCAGCTACAGTAGGTGTAACTGTTTGGCCTGTGGCTGGATCAATAGTTGCCAATTGAGCACCTGTCATAGGCCCTGTTAAGCCTGCAGCTGTCGTTGCCGCAGTTCCTGCGGCTGTCAAATAAGGTTGATAAGCACCTAGTCCTTTTGTTGGATCAGTTGCTTGTGCATAAGCTGCTGCTTGATAAGGGTCTTGTGCTGCAACTTGTGGGTCAAACGCTCCTGTTTTAACAGGAAGCATAGTTAACGCAGATAATTGTTTTGCGTAATCTGATCCTATATCTTCTATAAACTGTGCGGGTAATGTTCTTGTTTCTGTTATTGGCATTATACTACTTTTCCTTCTAATCGTTTCATTGTATCATACATCCTTTGTGCTCCTTTTTCAACACTTCCTCCACCTGCAGCTTTTACTGCATCAGCGGTCATTACGAATTCATTTTTAGATAACATTGCTGGAACGTCATCTGCTTTTTCTTTAACTCCTACAGGGACAAAGCCTCCACTTTGTCTGTAGTCTAGTTCTCTAATTCCACCTGTATTTACTCTTGGCATTCCAGTTGGAATGCTTGGCATAGTTATTCCCATGCCTCCACCGAATTTTCCAATTCTTCCGCCTTGAGCCATATTAGATCCCCAAGATCCTGTAAATATATCTGGTGCAAAATCTATTAAAATTTGTCTAATATGATTATCATCAAAATCTCTAGCGTTTGTTTCAGGTAGTTCCATAGAATTTAAATGTCCAACTAATTTTTTTCTAGGCATTTTGTCTACATTTATTAATTTTCCTGGTCTATAGGCTGCCATCTTCATATTCTCTGGTCGTACATCACCTTCTACTTTAATTGGTAATGCACCAGCTTCTAAACTTTTAATTCCTTCTTCTGGTTTTTTCTTTTTTAATTTAGAGTAATAGTCAGCATCATGTTGATCCCATGTACCATATTCATCTCTCATAATTTCCATAATATCTCTATCGTCTTCTGGATCAGTGCCTTTAAATAAACCAATTCTTCCGCCTGAAGCTTTCTTAGTTTTCTTTAAATATTTTATATATCTTCTGTAGTCTTCAATATCATCAAAATCATCTACTGATAATTTACCCACATCTTCTGGAAGGACTCCACCTTCTGATTTAGGAAGGGCTCCTGCTTCATCAGAAATATACATTTGTTTTACACCTTCACCACTTCCTTGACCGTATTTTACTCTGCCGCCTTTAGCTCCAATATAATCTCTTGGTGTTAAAAAATGGTAACCTTTATCAAACATCTGAGATCCGCTAAGAGCACCTGATCTGTATTTTGCAACATCTGCTTTAATTAAATCTAAACCTAAACCTTTTCCTCTAAATACGTCTTGTGCTAATTGTGTCGCTTCATCTTCTGTTTTACCTTTTTGCATAAAGTAAGTTAATAAACTTACGCCACTAATCATTCCAAAAGGAGTCATTTTCATAGAACCACCGCCTTTAGTTAAACCTAACTTGCCTAGAATGCCTTTAGTTGCTTCTGTGAAAGTTCCACCACCATATTGTCCAGCAGGACCTATACCTGCACCAGACCAACTTCCTGGAGTCCCAAACAACGAAGCACCTCTTTCTGCACTTAATGGTGAACTAAATCCACCTTTAAATCCTTCAAGACCTCCTCTAAAAGCACCACCTTGAGTAAAAGGATTGCCTTGAAATCCAGCTCCACCTAAATATCGTGCTGCTTGACCTCCACCATAATTTAAAGCAGCAGCTTTTAATGCTCGACCAAGATTACCTTGTTGTTGAAAACTTCCTAGTCCTGCCATACCAGCAGCTAATGCTGGATTAAAAGGTGCTACAAAAGGTGCAGCCACACTTGAAACTTTAGCAAGTTCTTTTGGAATAAGTTTTCTTATAAAACTTCCAATACCATATTTCTGTCTTGGAACGGCATTCATAACGCCACCTTCTTTACGTAGTTGTCTGCGAATCTGTGCTCGTGTTATCATAATTTTATGTAATTGTTAAAGGCAGGGATTTCACCTGAAAGTATACTATTACTTGTTTTTTACAAGTAAATCAAGTTACATCTCTCGGCTTAATTTCTAAAGCCGAAAGTACAACATGAAGTCTATTTGCAGTAGCTGCAGTCACCTTAATTACTTCGCTCTCCTTGGCGACTATGGGTGCTGATAGCAGTTCTGATGTTCCGTTAGCCGAGATTGCTTTAACGTTAAAGAGGTTAAAGACAGCGTCATCGGTGTCAGTTATTGTAATTGTTATTGTATCTGCATTTCCTGAATCGTCGGATACCAGAATAGATTTAATAACGGCAGTTGCATAAGCAGGCACTGTATACAAGGTTGTTGCACTAGTACTTGTTAAATCTACTTTTTTATTTACGAAACTATTTGCCATTATGCTAAAAAGAAAGCCTCCGCTTCTGATTCATCTCTTAAATCTTGTTGAAAAGATGTATTTAATTTTTGCACCACACTATCTACGTCTCTAACAAATGATTGTTGTATTTGTTGATCATATTCTCTAGTTGGTTGTGTTAATGATTGTACAATTCTAGCCATTATCTTCTTCCGTCCGGTTGTATATCTAATCTAAAAGTACCTAATTTCCAGTGCTGAGTGGTGCTAGTGTTATCTACTTTTAAAGATATAGCACGCGCACGTGCTCTTGTATCTATTTTAGTTGTAGACGTTGTAGTTGTAAAAGGTCCCAAGGAAGAACTTGCCTGCGAGTCCGTTGGATAATTTTTTAAATTTAATGTCACTCTTGCATCTCCAGTTTGAGTTAAAAAGTCAGGTATCACTCTTCTAATTTTTAACATAAATTCTCCGTCACCTGCTAAACCTTTTTGATCTAAATCAAAATCTCCTGATTCAATACTTGCAGAAATACCAGTTGTTGCACCTGCTTTAATCTGATTAGTTCCAGTTTCATGTTCATAGTAAGTTGTTGTTCCATCTGTATTTCCAACAGTTGAATCATCCGTTGCAGAAGAGTAATATCCAGTTGCATGGGGCTTACCAAATATAGATGAATCTGCCCAAGTAGATCTAGCTAAAGAACTTGTAGTCCATACTGGTCTTTCTCCAGTTGAATCCATATAGTTATATGTAACTGATCTATTATTAGAGGCAGCTCCACTTCCAGGGTAAAACCATGTGACTTCACCAAATAAATTATTTAATCCGGCATAGATATGTTGTCTAGGAACTGTTGCTAAATCGTCATAAACATAGTCTTCAACCAAACATGGTAAAGATTCTAGTTTACCAGTATATCTAAAAAAACCATTTTCTGACATCCAGTATGCAGAACCATCAACTTCAACAGCTGCTTTTTGTCCAATCAATCCACAGTTTGTTCCCACCTGTTGAAATGAGAAAGTAAAAGGTGGACCAACAAATCTCATAATAAATAAAGCAGTATCAGTCCAAATATAAATTGCATCACGACCTCTTATCGCTCCAACAATTCTTGTACCATCTGCAAGTCTTTGTGTACCAGCAGTATTAGTAGAAGTTGGAGTCCAAGTCGTTAAAGATTCTTGAGAAGACCATCTAATATACATGTCATCTTGTGTGGAAGTTGTTCCAATTGTAGTTTCTGTTCCAAAAGCAATTAAGTGTCTATCCGGTGTAGAAACTAAAGTAAATTGTGATGCGGTAGGTGCATTACTAATAATGGTTGCTCTTGTAGATGTTGCACTCGTTGCATTGGAGTTCCATTCAAAAGTTGCACCATCTGCAATCGTTGCAATAAGTTTGTTACCAAAATTATCTAGATGCCATAATCCAGGCGCAGTTACAATGTCACCTGTTTGTGATGCGCCCCATTTCGTATAATCTGATGCGTCAGTAACCGTTGCTGCATCAGAGTGTGATGCGGCTGTCGTGTTATCCGATCCTCGAGTTAATCCTGATAAAGTTTCTGTTGAAGCATCGTTTGCAGTATAAGCAATTCTTTCATCGTCTATTACAACTGTTCCTGATGCAGGAAATGATCCTGAATCATCCAGTACAATACTTGTTGATGAAGAAGTTAAGGCACCATCTAAAGTTGATGTTCCTGCGCCTAATGCAGTACCACCCCATAGTCCAAGTCCCCAACCAGCTGCTGATTCTTCAACTGCGGGTCCTATTTTATAAAAATGTTTAACTCTTACTCCACCTGATGTGGACGCTCCGGATCCTGATTCATTGGACCCCATTTCAACTGTAATTGTCGTTGAGCTTGGGACGGTAGCGACCATAAAATTAGTATCATCAAAATCAGAAGAACTGAAATTAGAATTGGTAGCAGAGCTAAAATTATCACAACGAATAATATCGTACTTAGAAATGTTATGAGAAGATGCAAACGTGATCGTGACTGTGGCGTCGCCATTTGTTGTTGTAAATGCACTGGTTAATGTTGTTGTACTTTTAAGAGGGGTTATATCATAAAAAGCTCCTCCTGAATATACATATAAAAATCTGTTCGTGCCTAATGCGGCATATTTAATTCCATCAGAATTAACAAAATGGTGTAATGCTGTATTTCTACCAGTTAAAGTAATATCCCCTAACTGTGCCCAACCGCCTATTTTTTCAGGAGTTCCATATCTAAAACGAACATAGTCTCCACTTCTCCATTGGCCTTCGCCGCCCGTCGCTGTGACTTGTTTATTGAATCCAGGTTGAAATCTTAATTTTTGTAGCATAATTATCTCGCGTTATTTGGTACTCCATTTGAATTTACAAATGGTGCTTCGGCAAAAGCCATGTAGATATATGTTCCACCTGAAGTATTAATTTTAGACCACGAATTTCTTAATTTAAAACCATTTGATAATATATCCACTCTATCAGCAACACCTGTATCTTCTGCATCAGCTACATCGGCTTCAAGAACATTATTTCCACCATTATATCCAGCTCTTTTATTATCCACTATTAACCAACCATCAGTGCTATCAGTTCGTTTTATCATAAGCCAAGCTGGTCGCAGACCGCAGAAAATAAATGTTCCATCAGCATTTCCATTTCCTGTGTATGAGCCAAACTTGCTGAAACCTTGTTTAGCTGTCCATAAATATCCAATTACATCTTGTCCACTAGCATTTGTATCATTTTGTCCACCAACTGTAAAAACACTTGAAGTTGGTGCAGTATCATTCCAATAGTTAGTTTGATCTGCTGTTGCATTAGTATTATTTAAAAGTAAATAATCTGTTTCTGGTGCTGATGTATTTTTATGATGATATACTGCCCAATTCTCTCCATTTCGTTCATAAACTTTTGTAATAATTACATGAGGAACTGCTGAAAGTGAATGCGATACTGTTCTAGTACCTCCATCTCCATCATAATCAACTATATCAAACCCAGCATCAGCAGATTCTTTCCAGCACCAAGCTACATGAGTTTCACTGCTTTCATTCGCATAAGCATTACTTGAAGCACCTAAACTAAATCCATCGCTGTCAAAAGCTGTTACTTCATCTGTAAAAGTTCCTTCACCAGAAGTAACATTTGTCCATATAACTTTTGTTGCTCCTCTAACTGCATCAACTACTGTGTGTGGATTTGTGTCAGCTCTACTCTTAATCCAGATTAAATCAGGTTGCATATCCGTATCGGTATCATCAAAAGTAATAGATTGTGTTCCACCACTTCCAGTATAAAGCTGAACTTTAAAAAATTTACTTGGATCATTCAGAGCTTCTGCTACATAAGTTGCCATTTAACCTCCATCACTTCCTAAATTCTTTGTGCATAACGCAAGGTAGCCACTAGGTGGCGCGTATTCAAAAGCACCATATCCATTTTCATCTGCAGCATCTGAAGAATTAGCATAAGGTGGACTGCCAAAATTTACACTACTATTCATGTTTCCAACACTAGCATCACCCCAAGCAATAAAATAAGTATAATTTGCATCTATTGATATAGCATTTGTTCCATCTGTTGGATCAGAACTTCCTTGCCAAGTTCCATTTTTAGCAAAATATAATCGGTTGTTATCCAAGTCTAAAGCTAAACCAATAATATCGTTTGTTGTCCAAGTATCATAACTTGCTACACTATCTGAATTATTATGATAAACTTTACCATCATTATCATAATAACCCCAAGAATCATTATTATCTCCACCTAAATATTGACCATCATCATCTGTTGGATTTTGTGTTACTCCAAAAAGTTGTCTTAAAGTATTATTACCACCTTCATGTTTCAGTTCTACATACCATTTACCTGCTGTTAATCCAAATGTAGATGTGTTATAAGTTTCATCGCCACTACCACCTGATACTAATTTTAAATTTCCTTCTGAAAAAGTTGAGTTCGCATAATAATTATCTCAAGGATTCCAAGTACAAAAATTATTAGTCGGTGTATCTGTAGCAGAATCTGTTGCGGCTAGATTAGTTTCACTTAAATCTGTTCCACCATTTGCATCGTTGCCTAAATTAGCACTATCTTCAAAATCTAAATAAAATCCGTTTGTGCCAAATGTTAATCCTGATACATCTATCGGTTGCCAAATTGTAGGTGAATCTTCGTTTGCTTCACCAAATGAAGTTGGTGTTAATGCTAAACCATCTATTAAAACAACTTCAGATAAATACCCATCTAAATAATCAGCATCACTAGATTCATTTCTACCTATAACATTATCTACGGTATCTAAATTTATTTGTAAATCTGCGTCTTCTGCTGGATAGGTAGATGTACTAAATGAAGTTTCTTGCGTTCCATTAACATAAAGTTTAACTCTATTAGCGGCTACTCCTTGTGTTGTATCAACTGCTACTACTATATGATACCAAGCTGAAAAATCTCTGAATAGTCTATTTGTAACTAAATCAATATCAGTAGATGCACCATTATATGAATAAATATTTAAAGCATCTGTATTTCTAAAAAAAATCTCAAAAAAATTATTACCATCTACAAAAGCATCAAATAATCTTGGATAACCAGAACCACTTAAACTACTTCTTTTAACCCAAGTTGAAAAAGTAAATGTTCTTCTATTAGAAGTAGAAGATACTGATTCTGTTAAATAAGGTGAACTTCCATCATCAAACCTACATGAGTTGGCTACTTCGTAAGCACCACCTAAAGCTGTTGCTACATTACCTGGTAAAATTAAAGGCATTAACTCTCCAATCTTGGAAATTCGCCTAATGGTCTGGATGTAACTCCAGCATCATTAGTTGTGTAAGTATATAAAGTTTCAAGAGCTGGTGTATTTGCTGCGTTTGTAATTGCAGTTTCCATTTCACCTGACTTAGTTCTAACTGCTGCTCTGTGAGTTGTAATTGCTGATGGTACTGCTGTACCTGCATCTGCTTTTCTAGTTATATACCAATCTGTATCTTGTAAAATTCCAGCAGCTTGTTTTTTAACTTCTCTAATTTTAATTGTTTTTAATCCAGGTATAACTACAACTGGATCAAGTTCTACTCCATCTTCATCAGTACCATTTGCATCAGCATGAGCTTTAGGTGTTGCAGTTCCATAACTTGCAGTTACTTTTCCAACACCATCAGTTATTGCAAATGCAAAAGATTGATTGGTATTAATATACCATTGTTCATCTTTTTTATTGCTATTGTCAAAAATAACTTCATAAATACTTTTAGCTTCTAATTCGGATTTACTCCATAAAGAAAATATTTTTGAAGAATATTGAATATCATCTATAACTAATCTTTTAGGATTATTTATTAACTTTGTTATTGATCCATCTTTTACTATTGCCCACATATATTTTTATCTCCTATTAACTTTCACTTAAATTCATTGTTCTACCAACTTCTTGCCAGACAGCTCCATTATATCTAAAGACATGAATATCTGTTTTCGCATCTGTTGCTGTTTCAGTTGGTTCTGTTGATGCCGCAAATTCAAAAACTGTGTTCCAACCGATAGTATGACTTCCATTGTAATTTAATTCTAAACAAATAAATGCTCCTTCAACTGCATTACTTGGTGCAGAGAAAGTCGTATTTTCTGTTGTGATATGGTAGGCATTAGGCTTAGCAGAAGCATCCCAAGCTACAGCATTTGATGATGATGTTATTGCTTGTTGAGTAACATTAGCAGCATTAAAAGTACATACTGCACTACTACTACCAGTCATCCAAACAACTGAACCATCTTCTCCATCAGATATTGAAAGTTGATCGTCTCCTGTTGCACTTGAGACATCGGCTTTTCCAATTACTACATTTCCAGAACCTGATGTGATATTATTTCCAGATTGATGACCAAGAGTAAGATTGTAATCACCAGTAGTAAGCACTTGTAAAGCATAAGCACCAATACCAGTATTATAACCATGACTTTGATTTGTAGATCCAAATCCAGCATTTTGACCAACCATAACATTATAATTACCAGTTTTGTTGTAGTAATCAGCATGATTTCCAATAACTGTATTACCGCCAGTTGCAGTTGTTAATGAGAAAGCAGTATTGATACCAAGTAAAGTATTATGAGAAGAAGTTGTTAAACTTGAACCAGAACCATAACCAATGGCTGTATTATTATCTCCAGAAGTAATAGCATCTAAAGCTGTAAGACCAACTGCTGTATTTTTTTCAGCAGCATCTAAAGTTCCTGTTGTTGAATGACCTACTAATAAAGAGTTTGTAAAATCTGTTCCTTCTACTTTACCTGGAATAATTGCTGATACATCATCTAATAAATTTAATTCTGCTGCTGTTGAAGTAACTGCTGTACCATTAATTGCTAATTTAGATGTTACAATATTAAAAGTACCATTATCTTCAATTCTTGCAACCTCTGTACCATCTCTTTGTTGAAAGATAATATCTTTAGCATCAACAATAGGTTTGATAATTACATCGCTTGATGAGTTTGTAATTTTTAAAACTTCTGTACCACCTGCTTTAAAACTCCAATCGTTTCCAGCAGCATCTAAAACAATATCTCCCTCTGCATCAAGTGTAATATCACCTGAAGATAAACTATCTATTTCTGCAATCTTTGGAGTAGTTAATGTTTTGTTTGTTAAAGTTTGTGTTCCAGTTAATGTTACATCTCCAACATTTTGTGGTGTAATTTTTGTAAATGAAACTGAATCAGATCCTAATGTAGCTGAAGTGTTAGTAGTACACATCCACATAGTATTGTCATTAGTTGTTCCTTGATTAACTACTACAATCTGTCCTGATATTTCTGCTATTGCATCATACTCAGTAGATCTACTAGCAGTACCTGAACTAACTACTGTGTAAATACCATTTTGACTATCAGTAGATTGATTTTTAACTAAAACTTCATCTCCTGTAGCCAAAGTTACTCCATCAATTGTATCTCCATTTTGAAGATCGGATGAAAGAGTTATATTAGCAGTTGTAGCTGCTTCAACGACTATTCTAGTTCTAAGTCCTGCAACAGCATTATCTACATAAGTAGTTGCTGCTTTAGCATCTAGCTGAGTTTGAATAGCTGAACTAACACCATCTAAATATCCTAATTCTGTATCAGTTACTGCTGATGATGTTATTTGTTTTGAACCATTTGAGGTTAATGCTGTACTAGCAGTAAGACCAGAAATAATAACATTATTATTGAATGTAGCTTTTCCAGCTTCACTCATATCTAGTGTTAATGCAGTAATTGCACTTCCACCATCATTACCTTTAATTAAAACATCTTTATCTGATACTGTAGATTTAACTACTAAGTCTGTTGATGAGTTAGTAACTTCTCCAAATTGAGTGCCACCATCATAAAATTTTATATCTCCACCATCTGCGTCTAAATGAATATCTCCAGGTGCATCTAGTGTTACATCTGTAGTTCCATTTAAAACAAAATCTAATGCAGTCGTTCCTGCTGCTTTAAGTGTTACATTATCACCATCAGCATCAAGAATAATATCCCCTGATACATCTAATGTGTAATCTCCAGTTATTGCTGTTGTTTCAGGTAATGAAGTATTCGATGCACTTATTACCCCAATGTGAACTGAAGTTATAGATTCATCGGATAATGAACCTGAATCCCAAGCAACTGTAACTGTTGTATTAGTTGAAAATGATGTAGCTGTAATTGATCCATAAATTGTGCCTGGTGTAGAGGCTACGACTTTGACTCTACGACCTACATGATAAACAGAAGTTACATTAACTCCTGCAATTGTAAAACTTGTAGAAGATGCGTAAGCTGGTGTGTATGTTCCTGCTCCATCTCCATATTCAATCCATTCAGCAGAATTATAAAACTGCCTAATGTCTGCCATTAAATCTCTAAAGGCATTATTAATATTAGATGGCAACATACCCTCTGCAACAGATACTGAACCTGTTGAAGTAGCTGTATTGTTTGCTGCTGTTGTATCGTATTTTCCTATATATGTTCC